TCACGGCGATCTTGAGAGGGCCGTTATACCAGCGGTGAAGCTCTCCGTCAGCGGTAACGAGGGAGACCGTCACGGGAACCAGAACCGGCCCCTCGTTCAGATCCGGACTGGTCACGGTGGCGACCTCGGGAACCACCGTAAAGGTGTAGTCCCCGTACTGCCCCTTCACGAAACTCACGAACTCTTCGGCATTGCCGCCTCCGGTGATGAGATATCCCCGAAGAGCTTCAATTCCCGGGGGGACCGCCGCCAAAGCCGGGAGAGCGAAGAGCAGCACCAGGAGTACAACTGCAAATTTCTTCATTTTCTTCTGCCTCCTTTACCGCAGCGCCGCCGAGGTGGGACACGTGATGACCGCGAAATCCTCGCCGTTGAAAGCGCTCTTCCGGACTCCGTAGATCAACCCGGTAGCCACGCCCTTCTGGTTGTCGTAATCGAAAGCCTTTTCCTTCCAGAAGGGCTCCTTTGCCACCGCATAGGCTCCCGCCTGGGCTCCGAGCAGCACGTTATAGGCCACCTGAGCCCCGGAAGCCCCGTCTGCGGCGAGGAGCACATTCTCGTGATCGTGGAGGATCACCCCGTCGTAGACGCCGAGAGCTCCGGAGAAGATGGGGTTCTCCTTTCCCCTGATACCAGCTTCCCGCTGGGACTGAAGCCACGTGGCATCCTGCTTGAGATCGTCCGCCGCATAGGGGTTGACGAGCAGGATGTAATACTCCTTGCCGTCCACCCGCACCGGGCGGATCTTGGGAGTTGCCATCTTCGCCCGGAGCTTGGCGAGCCGGATCATGGTAGTGGTGAGCTTGCCGCTGGCGGTAATGTCCGAAACCGCAGAGCACCCCGTGGGCAAGAGAAGACGATTCGGGGAGGGAGCGGAGCAGAGAGCCGAGAAAATGGAACCGTCAATGAGCTCCTGCATCCAGATCTTGAGAGCGGACTTCGCATTCTTCCGAAAATCGAGCTGGGATTTCTGCTCCTCCTCGGAACCCTCGGACCGCACCGCATGGCGGCGCTGGCCTACGGTCACTTCCATGTCGTAGTAGGTCAGGGCCTCCTCGTTGCCCTCCAGCGTCGCATCTCCCGCAATGCCCGTACCCTGAAGCTTCATCAGCAAAGGAATGGTGATGCTGTTGCCTTTCTTGGTCTTCAGATCCGTCTTCATGGTAATGACGCTGTCGGATCCCTCGGACATGAACTTCTTGAAATAGATCTCGTCCATAACCTCTTTCCAGAGGTCCAGAGCCCATGCTCGCTGGACTAAATTCGGGGGGTACTTGGTGGTAGCCATGATTCACTCTCCTTATATGGTTCGGTTATTCTCCTCGGAGGATCCGGGATCGGACATCCTCCGGGAGCTTGCTCCATTGAGCGCTGGTCAGATTGTTCAGGTCAAGTTCCGATCCGCCGCCGGATCCGCCGGGGATATCGGCCCCCCGGGGCATCTGAATTTCCTTGCCGTCTCCGGCGGGCGAGACCTTCGCCCCAGGCGCCTTCGGAGGCTGAGCGGGCCGATTTTTCGCCTGAGCCTTCTCCGCTTCGAAGCGGAACCGGAGCCCCAGAGTGTAGAGCACCTCTGCGGGATCCGGGGACGTGGTAACCATGTTGAGCATGGCCTGGGCGTTCGGGTCTCCCAAAGCCGCTCTCTGCTGCTGTTGCTGGAGCCAGGGCACGACGAGCAGAGCCACGTCGTCGTAATCCTTGTACCGCTGACGGGCCGCCTCCTGGGACTGCTGGGCTCTCTGCTGCCATGCACTCATGGCCTGCTGCTGCTGGAGGGTCTGCTGGATGGGGGCTATCTCCTCCTGATGCCGCCGCTTGAATTCCTCCTCCATCCGTTCCATTCGAGCCCGCACCCGCTCCTCCACCAGGCGCTCCATGGGATCCTCCGGGAGCTTGTCCGACTTCTGGGGGGGCTGGAACTGTTCCATCCGAGCCCGCAGAGCCGCCAGTTCCGCCTGTTGCTGCCGGATGGTCTGGGCGGCCTGATACTCGTTCTGGTAGAGCCTTTGCATGTTCTGCTCGTACTGGGAGAGGCGCTCCTGTATCGGGTCCGGCTGCCGGGGTTCCGGGGGGGCCTCTTCTGCGGGGGGAGCTTCCGGTTCCTCCTGGGGTTCCTGGGGATCCTGCTGTTTCAGCAGAGCACTCAGGGTTTCTTCCACTCCTGCGTAATCTTCCTGGGTCATGTCCTCGTGACTATCCATACGTTGCCTCGCTCCTTTCGAATATACAAAATGGTGAGATGCGCTTTCCGCATATCACCATTTTCTGTACAGGGTTACGAAAACCCTCTTTCTCGGAACGTTCCGAGTTCTTACCCTCCCCGGGCTCCCGCCAGAATATCCGGGAGGTTCGGAGAAGGCGGCCCCATGGGCGGCGCTCCGGGCTGTCCCGGAGGCATTCCCTGGGATTGCTGTTGCCGGGCTTGCATCTCCATCTGCTGCTGTTGCATGAGACGTTCTTTCAGCATCTCCTTCTGGGGCAGATCCGAGGCCTCGATGATAACGTCCGGAGGTACCGGGAGCCCCGCCTTTGCCATCTCCAGGAGGGCGTAAAAGGCCGCCACTCTCTGACTCGGCGTGGCGGGGGTGTCCGAAATCACGACATCGAATTCGAAGGTGGAAAGATCGTTGAGGATTTGCTGTACCGCCATGCCCGTTCGGGGATCCACGGTTTCCTGGGGTTGGTTGACGGGGACGAAATCAGGCTGCCCGGATTCCCCCACGATGCGAAATACCCGGGGCTCCCGGTAGAACTGTGGCAGGAGTCCGGGGTGTTTGGGATCTCCCCAGAGCTGCTTCAGGAGCCGTTTTTTCGCCATTCTGAGCTTGTCGAAGAGCATGGCCAGGCTGGTGACGGCCTGACGCTGACGCAGTTCCAGGGCACGTCCCGAGGCCGATGCGGGAACGTTCGTACCCAGCATGGCCTCGTTGATCCCCGAAATGTTCTGAAGATCCTCCTGATACTGCTTGTCCACCTGGAAGAATCCCGAGGGGATGGTATCGGTGGAAAACGGAGCCGGAGCACTGCCCGTCTCGTTGTACTCGATGACCACCCCCGGAGTGGAGCCCTGCTTTTCGAGCTTGGTCTTGTTTGCGTAATCCAGACCGCCCTTCTTCACCAGCCATCCCCGGTTCGCCATGGTGTTGATGATGTGCAGGAGCTGGCTGCGTCTCTTGTTCATCTCCCTCTGGGGATCCTTGAGATCCCGCACGACTCCGGCGGGGGTATCCCCCTCGCCAAGCCAATAAGCGGGAACCATGATGTAGGGAAGCTTCCCGTGGGAATACGGGGACGGCACATCCTCCAGAAGGAGATCCCCGATATGTGACGCCACCCGAATCTCTTCCCGGCTCTCGGTGCGGATTCGGGCAAGCTCCCGAAGTTCCGGGGGAACCTCTTCGAAGGGAGTGTCCGGGAGCTGTAATTCCGGGGGAAAGGAACAGATCTTCTCTTCCCGGAAGGAGCGGTACCACGTAGAGATAAGCCGGACCTTCTTCGTCTCGGCGGAGTACCAGAGAGAATCCTCTCCGAGGTGGTCCCCGCCTTCGTCCGCATCGTACCGAGCCACCACAAGCTCGATGACATCGGCATGATCCGGAAAATGCCTCTTGAGAGTGCGTTTCGAAGTCCAGCGGGCGTAGTGAATGCACTCCGCATCCGAAAGATCCTCCTCCCGGCTCTCCGGGTCGGGGTACACATTGAAGGGGGACACGCGCTTGAAGCAGATTTCCCCGTCCCGGTAGGAGAGATAGAACCACCCCAGACCGGTCAGAAACGCATCCAGGGCAACCCGAGACTCCTCATAATCGAACTCGTTGGTATCGAACAAATACTTGGTAATCCCCTTGGCGACGTTGCACTTTTCCACATCGTCCCCCGTGCGGGGGAGAAAGTCCGGCTCGTAGCGGTTGAGGCGCTGGTAGCCGCTGAGGAGGTTGATGAGGGGCCGGATATGATTGATGGTTATGGCGGGGCGCTTGGCCTTGTTGAGAGCCTCCCGGGAAGCCTCGTCCCATTGCTCCCCGGCGTAGAACTCGATATCCTCCAGAGCCGCCTCCCTCCAGGAGGCATTCGCGGCAACGGCAGACCGGAACCAGTCCCGTATTTCATGGAAACTACTCGTCTTCTGCGTCGGCATGAGCTTCAATCCGTTTCGTCTTCGTTCTGGGCTTGGGCTCCTCCGAAGATACGGGAACTATCGTTCCTGCATCATCCCCAGCAATAAGGCGGGTCAGCGTGGAGGAGTACATGAGTACCAGGTTCCTGCCAGGAGCTACGACCTGGGGAAGCAGATATATCCCCTCGTTACCCCGGGATCCGTACAGAATTCCGGGGGCGGGCACGTCCACGGGCACGGCGGTCCATCTCGAACCTCCGGGGAGAAAGCATTCCATGGATACGGTAGCGGCGTTGTCCTTTACACGGCTTGCCATGCGGCATCACCTCCTTTGTGGTCATCCCAGATATCGGCCCATCCGTCCCGGTTCGGGGAAACTTCCTGGGGCGGAGTCCAGGGCCGCTCTTCCAATCCATAGCGGAGAGCGTCGTATACATGATCCTCCGCCTTGGTGTCGATATCCTCCGGGCGGTGCGGATCCGGAGGAAGGGCGGGCAGAGTGCGGATAAGATGCGAACAGGTATCGAAGATAAGCAGGGCGGGTTTCCATTCCGGAGTGCCGTACCGCCAGCCCCGAAGGCGCTGGTGGATCTGCATCTTCCCGTGGAGCCGGGAACCCGGGCGATGGTCCGCCTTCTGGAAGTGCACTCCCTCCGAGGCGAAACTCTCGTAGATGGTAGGGCCTTGGTGCCCCGAGGATGCCCAAATGCTGGGGTCCGCCCTGCCGTAGATCTCCTCTCCTGCGGCGAGCTCTATTGCACGGATGCGCGCCGCCACTTCCTGGGCGGTTTCCCGGGTGCCCTGGTTCGGCTTGCCATCCTGCATGCCGTAGAGCTCCCGGTAAACGATGACCTGTCCGTCGTTGTTGCAGGCCATCCAAAGACAGGCATAGGGAGCCTCGAAGCCCCAATCCAGCCCCCGCCATTTGTGCCAGGTGGGGGGGATATCGAAGGGCTTGATGACGTGCCTCTCCTTGCTCCACTCGCTGAACACCATGCCCTCGAAGGCGTCCCAATCGCCTTCCAGGAGCGCCTTTCTTTGGGCGTCCGGAAGAATCATGAGGCGGCTGACGTACTCCGGATCCACCTCAAGGAGCTTGGGATTGTCCTGAAGGCGCGCCGGAATGAACGCCCGGGTAAGTCCCGTGGAGGGATCCCGAAAGGTTTCCCGAGGAGGGGCGCAATCCACGAAGCGCCGCTTTACCCAGAGATGCCCCGGACCGCCGGGGTTCGTGGCGGCTCGGATGTAGCACCGAAGAGCGGGATTCGAGGTCCGGCAGCGAGAAAAGAGGTATAAATACTGGCTCTCGGGAAAGTGTGTGAGTTCGTCGAAGGCGATGTACTGATATTCATGGCCCTGATAGTTCAGCTCATCCCCCAGGGATTTCAGGTACCCAAAACGAATGGAGGCCCCGGACGGGAACCTCCATTCTTTCCTGCTGCGAATCCATTGGGCTTGGGGGAAGATGCGGGGGTAGTAGAGCATGCTTTTAGCAATCAGCTCTTCCGCCTCGGGAAAGCTCCGGCGGAAGAGGATACCCTTATATCCCGGAACATGGACCTGACGAAGGGCCTCGATGAGTAGAGCATCCGATTTGCCCCCCCCGGCGGCTCCTCCATAGAGAACCTCGTACTCTCCCCGGCGGTGAAATTCCGTCTGGGGACCGGGGTTCGGTTGCCAGATAACGTTCCTCATTTTTCCCGAAGATGCGAGCGGTCCGGATCGAACGTAACCCTATCTCCCCATTCCTCGCGCTTTCCCTTGTTCCACTGAGAAATAGGGGTAAGAAAACCCACCACCCGGGAATAAACCTGACAACGGGTGCGCTGCGTGCGGTTGCTTTCGGTGGTCATTCGGATATCTCCTCCTGATCCGGCAGAAGAGCAATCCCGGTATGATGGGCCACGTGCAGAGGATCGTCCTCGGTCCCTGCGGCGGGAGTAGTCAAAAGTCCGGTGATCTCTGCGGCCAACTTGAGGATGGCGGTCTTGCTGTGGGTCTTGATCTTGATGCCGCTTTTCGTGGTCTCTATTTCCGCTATGGCTGCGGCGGTTTCGTCGTCCAGCTCTGCGGAACCCTTCGTCTCCATGTCAAACAGAAATTTCTGCCCGGATCTTTCGTCCTCCTCGTCGCCTCCTCCGAAACGCCCGGAAGTACGAGCCCACCGGGCGATCTTCCGGGGATCCGCCTTGAGGATAGCCACGATCTGGCGGACTACCAGGTGGCGGGAAAGCCCCACCTCCTCGCAAATCCTATCGTTAAGCTCCCGGATGCGTTCCTGCACGTCCTCCCTCCGGAGGAGGCGGTGGGCCTGCCGTTGGGCGGAGTTGTAATTCTGCTGTCCGTATATGGCTTTTGCCGCGGCTATGCTGTCATAGTTTTTGATGTATTCCTGGCAAAATCGTTCGTGCTCGCCTCTCAGTAAGGGCATCTCATGGCCTCCTTTTCCAAGGGGATTTTTACAGGGGAATCCTGTATTTGCAAGGCTTTTCACCAGACAAGAACCGACCGGAGCGCACGAAAAAAGCCCCTTCTCAATGGGGGAGAGAAAGGGGCTTTTTCGTGCTGTTTCGCATGCTTCTTGCGATGATAAGAGTATAGCACCTTTTTCGTGTCACACCTGTGACAACTTTACGCTCGTAACCCCGAGAGATTCATCTTCACCAGCTTCTTGCACATCCCAAAAAATCTTAGGATCCCCCCAGGAATACATGTCGGCTTCATACCTTTCGCTCAAGTCCTCGCTATTCGGATTTGAAGGGCATAAATCCTCTGCGTTAAGTACCTCACACAGAACACCTAAGCCCTCTATACCTACCATAAATTTTACTCTCTTCACTTTTTAACCTCCTCGGTAATTGGAATCAACCACGAGTTCCTAAGTTTTTCGTAATCGTCCCATATTTTGTCTCTTTGCTCGCAAACCACGTCAAAATTCCGTTTTAGCTCGCGCAAATATACTTTCAGTTCTCTGTTTTCCTTGCTCTCGGCCACAAGCCATCTGAGAGTCTTCCTCCACCGGCGATACATGTCCCAAAGGGCTGCCACAACGAGCACAAGAGCCACCCCCAGCCATATGCAAATGTTTGCGAGGCTCATAAGTTTTCCTCCTCCGTTCCACATTCATCACATAATGTTGACAAATGTCATCAGAAATCAAGAGCTTCCATCTCCTGTGCCAGAAGGCGGAGGTCCGCAAGAGCCTTTCGGAAGGGGGGAGAATCCCGCCCTTCCAGGCGTTCCGCCGCCAAGAGCCGCAACAAGGCGCTCCGAATCCTCAAAAGCAAGCCGAGATCCAGGAACTCCCTGCATTCCATGGTGGTAGTGGTGGTAGTCATAATTACGCCCCTTCCGTCATCCCGAGTTTCAACAAAAGATCCAGAGGATCCCTGTTGACCAGTTCCGCCCAGGCTTCGCATCCGTATTCCGGAATCTTCCGCCTGTGCCAACGCGCTTCCATGGGATCCCCGAAGGGGCGGAAAAGCAGTTTCCGGGGCTCCCGTTGTCTCTTCCTCCAGCTTCGGAAATAAAAGAACGCCACCTTCCCGCCCCCACCGTGCCCGACTCCATAGCTCATCCCGATATATCCATGTTTCTTCGAGTAATTCCTAAGCAGAACGCTCACCTGGACAGAATTCAGCCCGGCGAGCAGGGCTATATCCGCAGATGTGGCGGCTCTTCCTATATGCGTCAGTGCCTCCAGGCATCTCTCCGTCAACGTCATCGCCAGTCATACCTCGCTATCACCGGGAGGAGATCCGCCCCCAGGCGGGCAAAGGCCCTATTGCGATATCTCCAGACGGTGCGCGGCACCATGCACAGCCTGGAGGCTATTTCCCGGGCGGAGAGGCCATGTAGATACATGAGCGTTACCACCTCCCGCTCTTCCGGGCAAAGAACGCTCAATACCCGCTTGATTTCGGAGGTAAAATCCTGGAGCATCCGAAGCCGGGGATCGCTCTCCTTCTGCGTGAGAATCCTCTCCTGGATAGGCAGAGTTTCTCCTCCGCACGCCAGAGATCCCCCCAGGGATACGGCGGCATAGGCTGAGCGGGCATAGGCGGCGTTCAGGGCGTGGAGCTCGGATTCCATAGATTCGTAGCGCTCCAGGAGGGAGACAATAAGCGCATTCTCGTGTCTGCTGAGAGGCCGGAACCCTCTGTCCATCTTACTCATGGCAGCTACAACCTCGCCCACCGGGGGATGGGGCGGTCTTGCTCGAAGGGCGGTCATCCTCACCGATGCCGCGCTTGGCATAGGAAAGCAGAGTCAGGCACCCCCAGGCGGCATGGGCCAGAGGATGCAATCCCGTCTCCTCGTCCCGGTCTTCCCCCTTCGCCCAGGCGATAAAATGCCGAAAAACCGCTCCGAAAACCCTTCCCCAGCGGAGACCCTTCTCCCAGTTCCGGTCTCCGTATTTGCCCGCTCCGAAGGTATAGACCCGGGCGAGCTCCTCCAGAGCGTCCGGGGGGATGAGATCGTAGCGGAGTTTTCCGAGATCGTGCTTGATTCCTTCGGATCTTGGGAAATTATTGCAGATCATCTTTCCGCCTCCATTCACGACTCCGATCTTCGAGATTTACCGCTACCTCCCGGGAATGTTCATTCCCTCCGGCAAGTTCCTCTATAAGGGCGGGTATCAAGGGGCTCCTTTGTTCGACAAGCTCGTTCAAAAAGGCTGGAGTTCTGGAAAGAAGAATCGAAAAGAATTCCGCCCACCGATGCGTATTCGGGACGTAACAGACACAACATCCCTCTGGATGGAAGACTCTAAAAAATTTTCCCGTTTCATCCAATTCACGTACCCAAAGAATCGCGCCGCCATCCTTCAACATACCCCTCTCCTTTCGTCTTCCCCTCTTATCCCGAGGTTCCACCCGAGGTTCCACCACCTTCAAGCCAGTCATCGCAAGGGATGGTGACAAAGGTGGAACCTGTGACGTCATTTTCATACACTTCCATGAAATGAGGCTCATATTAGAGGCTCCCGGAGCCTCCCTTTTCCCCCTCTTTTTTCTTATCTCTTTTTCCTCTATTTAGGTTCCAACGTTCCACCATAGGGGGGGTACGCCCTGTGTTTATAAGGGTTTGATGTGGTGGAACCTGGGGGGTGGAACCTAGGTGGAACCTCAAAAGGTTCCACCCGGAAAAACGCAAAAAATTAACAATGAAAGCAATTTTCAAAGTTCTTTTAATCTATTTTTTTGTAAAACGACATCTGGCTTCTAGTATTGCCGGTATAAACTGTAGACGTCGTTCTTTGCGGGGGGCATGAAATAAACATTGCCCCGCTTGGTCTTTTTGGGCGCTCCGTAAAGTTTCCGCAGGACTTTCCCGGCTTTCGTCACGTTCGACCTGGTTACCGGTATTCTGTCGCACTTCTGAAGCATCTCAGAGGCAGTTCTTTCAACCCATATCGAGGGGGGAGCTTCGAGATCGAGCTTTTCGTTGAGGCTCAGAATGGCCTCTTCTACGGGATCTTCCGCTTCGTGGTCATGGTTGTATTCTGCCAGCTGTGCTTCTTCTTCCGGAGAGAGCCACCACAAATACTGCCGTCCATCCTTTTCTTCAAAGGGGCGATAGTGGCAATGGTAAATCTCCGCCCAAAGCTGCTGCATATTGATGCCGTGGTTATAACTGATGTTATTGCACGGGATCACCCACCAGCGAGAGTTCCCCGTGTCGTCCAGAAGAAAGCGTGTATCGTTCACGCTTGCCGCAAACACCGTGCGCCGTGCAAAAGTACTGTGCTTTCTGCCGTAGGGGAGGCGGATCTTATCCGCCTGATTCGTGATAAAGGCTTTCAATCGGGCAAGATCGGCCTTCTTGAATGTTGCCTCAAGCTCCCCGAGCTCCACAATCCAATACGACACGGCACTATGCACGCTATCTTTATCCGCCGGATCCAGAATACGTCCTTCCCCGATCCATCCGTTTTCATGGGGAGCGAGGTTCCGGAACCAGCTCGTCTTACCTATCCCCTGGGGGCCCTGGAGAACGAGCACTCCCCGAGAACAAAAGCCTTTGTTCATGAAGGCGGCGGCCACCGCCCCGGTAAGCCACTTTGTCATGAGAGTCTTTTTCAGATTCTCTGAAAAGCCGGAAGAAGCCATGAGAGTCTCATGGAAAAGGGAAAGCCGTTCCACCCCATCCCAGGGAGAAGAAAGAATCCACTCCCGCACGGGGTTGTACTCCTTTTCCTCCGCCAGGGCATAGAGATAATCTCCCAGATTCTGGGTAGGATAGCCCACCTTCGCCGCCAGAGAAACCGCCCGGGCATAGGCCGCATTTTCCGCAATATCTCCCTGAGCGTCTTCTCCCGGGGAAAGTATTTCAAGATCTTTCGTCACCTGGTTATAACGGCATTTAATGCCGAAGTGTGCAAAAAGAGCCCGAAGATTTTCAATGATCCCCAGAGGCTTGCCCTTCGAGGTAATGTACATCGAAGGAAAAATCTCCCAGGGAGAGGGGATTCCCGCAGAAGCCTCCTGCTGTGCCCCCTTGGCCGCCCGGTGATCCTCCAGAACCTTCTCCAGGTGCGCCTTTACTGCCGCCGTACCGTACAAAGCGGCGTAATCGTTCCAATCCGTGCCGGGGTCTTCTACCCCGAACGGGGGCTCCGCCATCACCCCTCCAAGGGGGAGAAGACAGGCTTGCGCCTTTTCTATGCCGGGATTGCCCAGCTTCACCTTCTGAATATCCAGAAGAGCCGCGAGCTTCTCCCGGACGCTCGGAGGGGGCGTTGTCCTCGTGCGGGTCCAGAGAGCGAGAGAATGCCGCGAAATCCCCGTCTCCGCAAGGTCCAGATCCTCCAGGGTCATACTCTTCGCCCCCAGGGCGGCCATAATCTTGGGGCCAGGCCAATCATCATCTGCGCAAAGAATAATGTCCCTATCGGGATAGCGTGCCCGGAGCACGGTACCCACGGGCAAAAGATTCCCCGCATTCATCGCACAGGCCACGGGCCAGCCCGTAGCCTCGCGGAGGGTAGCCCCGGTGGCCCATCCCTCGCATAATAGGATGGGATCAGCCCCGCTCGATCCCGTAGCTCCCGTAAGAAAGCAGAAAAACCCCTTCACGGCTCCGCCCTTCAGAAAGCGTTTTCCTCCGTTCGGGAAAATCTGCTGCAAATTCTGGAGCTTCCCGGAAACATCCGCCAGAGGAACCAGCAGGGCATCCCCGTACTGCCGCAAACCGTAAGGAGGAATCTTTTTCCGGATAAGATACTCATTCTCCCCCCGGGGCTCTCCGGCCTGAAACCACAAGTGCAGCGCCTCATCCGCCGCCCGTCTGGCCAGATCCGCCTGAATCTCCAAGCGCTCCCGCTTCTTCTCTTCCAGGGCTTCCCGCATCTGTTCCCGTTGGTGCGTGGTCAGGGTAGAGGAGTGCAGGGAAACCGTATGTGTCGCATCCGGATCCCGCCAGCTCTTGAACCAGGCGGCGGGGTGATCGTCGAGAAAAATCTGGTACGCCCCGTTCTTCGTCCGGGGCTTATCGCCGTCGATATGATAGCGATGCAAAAGGCCATCCGGGAAAAGATCCTGCCCCGGCGAAGGGGCAAGACCGTGTTCCCGCATGGCATCCAAAAGTTTCTGGACTATCTCGCGTGGATCGTGATTCATCGTGCAATCCTTTTGTCGCTTTTGCTTGACGATCCGCCGCGGGCAGGGTACAATGAATCAAGGCGCTGCAACGCCTTTGTCTTGCCTATAGTGCGGGGGCTCCTCTTCTGGGGAGCCCTTCTCTCTTTTTCCGCCCCCGCATCGTTCCGGTAAAGGCGCATCTACATACCTCCCCGGATC